ACCATGGTGTCAATCAGGTACTCAATAGCGTCTTCCACGTTTAGTACTTTGAAGTTAGGGAAGTTGTCTACTACCGCTACAACTGTGGGAACCTCACGATAGTTGGCGTAGTGCTCACGAACAAACTTCCACACTCGGCGGAGGTCGTCGTCTACAATCCAGTCGTCTTTGATTCCCCGCTCAAGAACGGGAATGATGTTGCGGTCAGCAATTACTTTACTGACTAAGCGGTATTCGTTATCGTATGCCATGTTTGCCCTCTGTTGTTCTACAAGTTGTTCAGTTCGATTCCAGCGGAACCGTACCTAGCAACTCGTTCTGATAAATCTACTACTCCCTTAAGGTTGGTCCTGTAAGGAAGTTCTCCAATGAAGTCGTTAATGTCGACGTACACCTCGGAATAGTTAAACGGATTTCCTCCACGCCGTTCCAACTTATCCATTATCTTGTCGAGTAGTTCTTCTGTCCATAGCTCGTTTGCAAATCCTGCAAGTTCTACGGACAAACCAAACTTTGTTGAGATGTTCCAAAGGTGTGACAGCGCCTGGTTCTTAAGGCCGCTGAAGATTCTCTCCGGTCCGCTTCGCAATAGTTTGCGAGTGTCTTTGATGTACGACTCAGCGATAACGTCCACCACCACAATGATACGTGGGGATGTCTCGTTGGAGATGTCTCCGTTCAGCACTAGAGAACCTCTACTTCTCCGTGCTTGATTACGAATGCACGCCACTTAGACGGGTCCTTCATTGCGTCAATAGCCTCGTCATCGTCCACATCTTCTGGCACCTGAACAACGTAGTGTCCCTCGCCCTCTTCCATGCGGTTCTTCACAAACTTAATGTGACGGCACTTTGAGCTAACGCTGTATGCCTTGCAGGAACAACGAATCTTATCTTTAAGGTCAGCATCTATTTCAACTTCAGCAACACCTTCATCACTGATAAACATCTGTACTGTTCTCCAGGAAATGTTCATCTCTACTTCTTTCTTCATGCTCGTCTTAGGTCCTCTCCTATAATACGTACTCTGGTAAATGCTTCGTGTGCGAAACTACCCATCGCCTCACCGTACTGCTTTTTCCAATTATCCCGATTAACGTTGGTAGTGATAATAGTCGGTAGAGACCTATCATAACGGGAACGTAGAACCTCGTCAAATGACGTGTTGTCATAGTCCGAACCGTACTCCTTGCCCAAGTCGTCTAGGACTAGAACACGAACGTTCAGGCTGTCTTCCTTGCAGCGGCCATGAAACCCTTCCATCTCCAACTGCATCAACTTCTTGGTCTCTGGCTCCGCATCGAACATCATCTTCTTACGGCTCAGAAACTCTGGGAAAGTCAGGTAGTAAATTGGGCGGCACTTCATCCCGTAGTCGTCAGGCTTCATCTGCAAAACCTCACGAGCTTTGTCGTCGTCCTCAGGCAGCATACGGACAAACTCCATAGCAGCCGTGACAGCGTGGGTGGTCTTACCCAATCCAGGACCGCCATCAAACAACAGCCCCACACCGGTACGGCCTAGACCGCCAATCTGCTTAATAATCTGGCCATCCATAGTTCTCTCTAGCCAGATGTCAATGTCCTCAGGGAAACCGCCAGTTCTCTCAGCGATGTCCTTAGGCTCCAAACCGATGAAACGGCTCGGGATGTTAGCGCCACGTAGCAACCAGTGCTTTTTGTTTGGCGACAACTTGTTTACGTCGTAACTCATTAAGCCCTCCTTAACTTATCTTCGTACTCTGCTAAGTCTCTCCTACCAGGCATCGACTTGTCAAATCGTTTGCCATCCGAAGCATAAATGTAATTCTCGTCCTTGTCCTCAGAGGTCATCTCCAAGTCCTCGGTAACCTTCGTGATGTTCATCGTAATGAAGTTCAAGAAGATACCGTGAGCCTTTTTAGGCGAACCCTTAATCGTAGCCAGGTTGCGCTCGTCCCCAAAGAACCTGTCCATCAGTTCCATCTCCAAAGTGGCGGACACCTCGAACCTAGAACGGTTAGCAGCCAAAGCACCACGCAAAGCGTTAGTGTTCACCAACCCAGGGATACCACGAATCTTGTCATAAACCCTAGCCGAAAACTCTGAAGCCACATCCGCAGCAGTCCACTCCTCCTGAGGTCGCTGCCTACGAGTCTTCGGGTCCCTCTTCGACACCGGCTTGGCCTTAGCCTGGACCTCGTCCTCCAACAAACCAAACCCTGCAATGTTGTCATCGTCGTCCTTCCAACGATTAACCACAGCAACCTCCTTCTTTTTCGGGGCCCTAGCCCCTAAAGAATACGTAGTATTCTTTACTTTAGTAATATCAGCAGTATCAGTAGTAATATCTATATCAGCTGTTGATGTTTCATCTGTGAGACATGGTAAAACACCCATAGCCTCGATGTCAACCCCCTTGGTTTCAAAAGTGAAACATGGAGACAAAAGCTGGTACTTGTTCTTCCAGAACTTACCAAGGTTGCGCTTAGTACGGTGGGTGTCAACTAACCCTTTATCCTCAAGACCAGACATGTCCCGCCAAACAGTTGTGCGAGACAAGCCGGTAAGACCACACAGGTCTTCCATAGTCAATTCAACAACGCCAGACTTGCTAGCGTGTCGAAACAATAAGGCGAGTAAATAGAACTCGCTAGGCTTCAGACCTTTGTCCAAAACCTCATCAGGTATCTGCATTTTGCCCTTAGAAATTACGTCGGTTAATCACAGCCGGCTGAGGCTGAGACAACCTGTCTACCACACCAATGACTAACAACGCAAGAAGACTAGCAGCAGCAGCCGCCACAAACACAGAGAAACCCGTGAACTCAAGATACCAAAAGGCCACCAAGTTCAAAGGATAAGTGCCCACAATCTTAACATACCGATAAAAACCTGCGGGCGTAATGAGTTCAATTAGCCCAATAGCAAATGCTGTTGCTAGGGCGGAGATTACTGTTCCAATTAATAGTTCCATGCAAGCATGGTACTACGAGATTCCGATATACTCAAGCCCTGCGTAAGTTGAGACGCTGTAAGTGGTTCCAATAGGCATGTACTCTGCCAAGTTGGCAATCAAACGAGGAACCTTTATGTCCTTATTTGGGTACAGATACGACACTGACTCGTTGTCTGCACCCGCCCACAAAGCCCCATAAGCAGCAGGGAACTCTCCGTCAAAGTAGTCGGTTGGTAGGTAATTACTTTCCAACTGAGCCCCATCCAAATTGATGGTCTGTCCTGTGGTGGTGCCTGACAACCTGCAAGTTATTACCGTGTTTGCACCAAACGTGCCAGGAACGTATACGGTTACGTATAGCCTTTGCTCCGCTGTAGTTAACGTCACGTTGCTACCAGTTGTAGTAACTGGGTCTAAGGCAGTTCCGTCATCCGCAGTTATTGTTAGCCGAACAGTTGCTGTGCCCGATACGGTCTTTGCGTAAATAGAGAACGTGTAAAAAGAACCAACTGGTACAGGTACGGTGGTCACGGTAGTGTAAGAGGACAGTGTTCCGTTGTTAGTTACCGATTGCAACATTTTAGAAGAGCCCACAGCATTAGCAAACGTGCTGGTTACCACGGAGGTAGTGCCGGCGGCAATAGTCCACTCCGAGTTCACCACTTCAAATGAAGGGTTGTTCAAGTAGTTGATTTTAGATGGGGCCAAAAACACCTTTACTCCACGAGCTTCCTCGTAAGAGGGGGTTGAGCTCTCGTACAAAGCAAACTGAATTTTGTCTAAGTAAAACGTTGCCGCACCACTGAAAGAGAGCCGAATGCTTGCGTAAGCAGCCCCCGCCGGAGCCTCCCACGAACTAGACACGTTCTTCGCCCAGGTGTTAGCAGTAAGAGAAAAAGTTTGAGTATTGGTATTTACGTACACACCCTCGTAGTTGTACCAGTTAACTTTAGCAGTAATGCTCCTGCTAGCCGTAGAAGTTAAGGCAAAAAAGACTAACTGGTAATCCTCTCCGGCAGTAACAGGGATGCCCAAAGTCTTAGGTTTGTTTTCTCCATTAGAAATAAAACTGCTAGTGCTTGATGCCACAACTTTAGCTGTGTAAGTTTTGTCAGAAACGTTAGTTTCGGTTGTGTTGTGATACACAGAGCTTTCAACTGCTAACGTGCAGCTCCCTCCAGGAAGCCAGTTTCCTACGCCTTTATAGAACGTGCTGTCCTGCATGGTAAGCATGAGGTTTTTAGTTTGAGTTACCGTAGGGGAGAACCCAGTAAGGTTTTCTGCAAGAGTACCTACACCTAATGTGGTACTTTTTTTGTTGTGTAGAAACACGGCCTCTCGCACCATTTTTTTCATGGCTCTAAGGCCCAAAGAATACTCTAGAGGTATTCCTAGTTGCTGAGCTTGAAGTGAGACTACTGGGGGCGGGGTAGAGAGCCCTGAATAGTTCGGCTTAAGAACATCGACGTAAGTCAGCAACTCGTCTAGCGTTAAAGAAAACCCTCTAAGAAACGTGTAAAGAGTTGATTGTGGGTCGACATTGTCAAGCGGAGACTGGGTTGCAGTAGTGTAAACCTTTGGAATCAAATCCATAAATTTGTCGTGAGTGGTTTGTGCAGCCGTGCCCGTAAACGCAGTAGTTCCGTGGTCTTGTGGAATAAGGACGTACGTGTCACCGGCGCTGTACCACACATCATCGTCTTTACGAATCCACATGCGGTAGTAAGCAAACCTTCCTCCAATTAAAGGAAAGTCATTATTCTCGTTACCATCAAGTAGGTTGTCAAATCCGTCTTCAAAAGTGGTCAGACGTGGGCTACCAGTAAGAGCGGCTTCTTCCCACAAGATAACCCCATCTTCTTGTGTTTCCGGAAAAGTAACTTGATTACGAACAAGTCTAATAGCATTAAACAGTGCACCCGCTGGGTTACTGAGCTGCGCCCATTTTAACTCCACTTTATCATAATCAACGGCAACTGATGTAAACGGTTGGATTGAGAATGCTAAGCGTGACTGCTGGCCGTAGTAGCCGCCAGCATAAAGAATACTGCTATAACTAGGCATGCGCTATTCCTTAGACGTACTGCAACCAGACGTCGCCGTTAGCACCGTCTCCAGAAGAAGGAGCGGAAGTCGACGCAGTAATTCGTCTAAACCCAAAACCGCTAGTAACAGACGAAGAAGAGGTTGTAATTGCTGAGCTAAGCCCAGACTCAATGTTCTCTATACGAGCTTTTACCGTGACCCAGTTAT